ACGCTGTGCCGGAAATCGACGGTGTCTATAATTGCTATCTGGACCCGGTATCGGCGCGGCAGTTGTTTGCCGACAATGATTTCAGACAGCTGTTTCAGGGCGCGACGTCGGCCAACCAGGTGTTCAAGCGTGGCATGATCAACGACTTCCTTGGGCTGCGATTCATACCGACCACCGAGGCGTTTGTGACGGCTCATCCCGCCGACAATAACACGGTTGTCCGCCGCCCCATCATTTGCGGCAAGGGCGCGCTGGTCGAGGGCGATTTCGCCGGTATGGACGCGGCTGATGTGGCGCCAAAGGACTCGATCATCTCGATGGTGGATGGCGTGGCGATGGTGACGCGCGAGCCGATCGATCGATTGCAGCAGATTATCGCGCAATCCTGGTATTGGATCGGCGGGTTCTGCACGCCGTCGGATACGACCACCAGCCCGACGACCGTGTCGACGGCCACCAATGCCATCTTCAAGCGCGCGGTGATGATCGAGCATATCGGCTAGAGGTTGGACAAGGGCGTAAGGCAAGATCTTCTTTTTCTGAAGAAAACGAAGTAAAAACACTCTCATCCATGAATGGAGAGGGGTGGACACTACAAACCCTAAATGGACGAAGAGTTCTTTGGTTCTTTGTTCAAAAAAGAGCCATTCTTGTCTTTGCCTTCGAACCTCAAAATGCGTCCTGGTATCGGGCGCCAGTGTGACAGCGGGGGATGGTCGATGGCGTTCAGCGACGCGGAACGCACGGATGTGCGGCGGCATTGCGGATATCCCGCATATGGCGCGGGAGCGGCGGGGTTTCAGGGATGGCGCTTCTATCAGGCATACGGGTTGATGGAATATCGGCTGACCAATCTGTCGGGCGCGGAAGAGGCGGTCGTGCGCCAGTATCTGTCGACGTTGGCGCAACTGGAGATTGGCGTGCCGCTCGCAGCCAATCACCTGGATACCGATCAGGCAGCCGTTTGGCGCCGCAATGCCGACGAGGTGCGTGACCGCACGCGGCTGTTCGACGATTGGCGGAGGCGGTTGTGCGGATTCCTGGGTGTTCCGGCAGGCCCAGCGCTGGGTGATGGCAGCATGAGCCTAGTGGTATGACGACGCGGGGCGCCATTCTGCAGGATATCATTCAGCGCGGCCTGGGACATGCAGCACGGGTGATCGGTGGGTCGTGCGACGCCTATCGGCCGAACGGGGCGCATGAGCCGTTGAGTCGCGCCAACCGGTATCTTCGGCTGACTGCCGCGTTCGCGCCACCGTCTGGCGGATTTGCCAGGCCGGGCGGTTATGGCGAGGTGACCTGGCAGGGGATCTTCGATGCCGGGGCGACGCGGGTTGGGGACTATCTGGTGGACGAGAGCGCTGCCAGTGGTCGTGCCGTGTGGTTCATTGCCGCACAGCAGCCGCTGCTGCCGGTGCTGTGCGTGCGGGCGGACCGACGGGTGACGTTCGCGCGGCCGGCGGCGGCGACCATGCGTGCCTGGCCGGTGAGTGTCACGGCTGCCGCTGGTCATGGCGGCGAGCGGGTGGGGCTGCCAGGTGATGGGTCGGGGGCGACATGGCATGTGCTGTTGCCGGCGTTCGGTGGGGTGACGCTGCGCAACGGTGATCTGATGACTGACGACCTCGGCCGCGCCGGGGTTGTTGGATCGGCCGAACTCAGTGATCTCGGGTGGCGGCTCGTGGTGCGGCAGGCAGCGACCTGAGAGTGTGTTTGCCAACGCGACGAGGCTGACGATCTGGCCCGGTGGTTGGATTGCGTGACGTGGCTTTTGGGACCGATCGAACGCCCGGCGCCCCGGCGCGGACGAGTGATCCAGCGGCGCGAGGTGTCAGACGAACTCGCACGGGCTGGTGTTTGACTGCGGAAGGATCTGTGCATGGCCGATCAATCCGACGTCGAGACAGTGCTGGTGGGACTGGTGGCGGCGATCTTGTATCCCCAGGGTCAAACGGCGACGAGTATTCTGGGGCGGGTGTGCCGCATCTATCGGGGATGGCCGAATTCCGCGGCGCTCGACGCCGATCTGGCGGCTGGTGTGGTCAATGTGACGGTATTTCCCCAGTCGGGTCATCAGCGTAACACCACGCGCTGGCTCGATGGTTATGAGGTGACGACGCCGAACCTGCCGACCTTGGCGGTGGCGGTGAGCGGGGCCAGTGCGACGTTCTCAGGTTTGGCAGGTGCGGGCCAACTCGCGGGGCTGCTGGTCGATCGGCTGGCGCTGGTGCATCGCACCGCGGTGAACGATACGCCAGCGAGTGTCGCCGCCATTCTTGCGGCCCAGCTCACTGACCGGCGGGTTGTGCAACTGGACGGCGCGACGCTGACCATTCCCGGTGTGGGATTGCTGGTTGGCCGGGTGGTGGCCGACCAGATGGCGCAATGGGAAACTCGGCGCCAACGACAGGGGTTTCGCGTGACATGCTGGTGCTCCGACCCGGTGACCCGCGACCGTGCGGCGACCGCGATCGACGCGGCCCTGTCCGCGCAGACGTTCATCGCGCTGCCGGATGGCAGGATGGGTCGGCTGCGTTTCGTTGCCTCCACGGTGTTCGATCAGAGCCAGGACGCGGCGCTGTATCGGCGTGATCTGCTGTATTCCGTCGACTACGCGACGATCGTCTCCATGGCGCTGCCCTCGATGATTTTCGGGGATGTGTCACTGGCCTCCAATACGGCGGGCGTTGTGAAAAACCTGCTCGGATAACAAGGAACAATCGATGCAAGTTCATCTGGTCGTCGTGCGGGCATTCGCCGGCTATGCCAAGGGGGCCATCATCGCTGATGCAGCGACAATGATGCAGGTCCTTGCTGGCGAACATGTTCGCAATGTGGTGCGTGTCACAGTCAAGGGGGCCTGAGCGATGCCGATCGTCCAGCAAGGCAGTATCAATACCACCGCGCTGGTGGTGCCCGATCTGTATGTGCAGATCGTCCCGCCACAGAATCTCGTATTGAATGGTGTGCCGACCGATGTGGTGGGACTGGTGGGCACCGCGAGCTGGGGCCCGGTCGGTCAGCCTGCGATCGTCGCGACCATGACGGATTATGCGCTGACGTTCGGGCCTTTGCTGGCGCGGAAATATGACATGGGGACGCAGGTCGCAACAGCGGTACAGCAGGGTGCAGCGAACTTCCGTTGCGTGCGGGCGAGCGACGGCACCGACGTCGCGGCTTCGGTGCAGATCGCCGGCACCAGCTTCCTGTTCACAGCTCTGTATAGCGGCAGCCTTGGTAACCAGATCGTGGTGACGCTGGGGACCGGCTCCCGCGCCAATACGTGGCGGCTGGTGGTGTCCTTGCCGGGGCTCAAGCCCGAGGTGTACGACAATATCGGTGGCGTGGGCTCGGCCTTTTGGCAGGCGCTTGCGGCGGCGGTGAATGCCGGGCTGGGACCGCAGCGTGGCGCGAGCCAGATCGTGGTTGCCAGTGCCGGCACGACCAGCGTGGCGCCGGCCGCGTTCAGCACCAGTTTTGCGACGGGGACAGCGGGCAGCGACGGCGCCGGTGACGTGACGGCGGCCAGCCTGATCGGCGTCGATACCATTCCGCGTCACGGCATGTATGCGCTGCGTGGTCAGGGCTGCAGTATCGCGGCGCTGGCCGACGCCGACGATGCGACGCAGTTCACGGTGCAGGCGGAGTTTGGGTTGTCCGAAGGCATCTATATGGTGCTGACCGGGCCGGCCGGCGACAGCATCGCCAACGCCGTCAGCGTCAAGCAGCAGGCTGGGCTCGATGACTACGCCGCCAAGCTGATGTTTGGTGATTGGGTGTGGTGGAACGACCAGGTGAACCAGGTGCTGCGGTTGGTCAGTCCGCAGGGCTTTGTGGTCGGCCGGCTGGCCAATCTATCGCCCGAGCAGTCGAGCCTGAACAAGCCGCTATACGGGGTGGTCGGCAGCCAGAAATCCGGCACGCCGGGATCCGGGCAGTCGACCTCCTATTCGTCTGCCGAGCTTGGTGTACTGCTGCAGGCGGGGATCGATGTGATTGCCAATCCCCAACCGGCAGGCAGCTTTTGGGGCGTGCGTGGCGGCCACAACTCCTCCAGCAATGAAGCGACCAATGGCGACAATTATACGCGGCTGACCAACTACATCGCGGCCACGTTGGCTTCCGGGATGGGGCAATATGTCGGACAGGTGATCACCGCGACGCTGTTCAAGCGGATCCGGGCGACGCAGCTGAGCTTTCTGCAGAATATGCTGAGCCAGGGTTTGCTCGGCAGCACGGATGGCTCGCTGCCGTTCGGTGTGATCTGCGACGTCAGCAATAATCCCAATGCGCGCACCAGCCTTGGGTATGTGCAGTCGGACGCGCAGATCCAATACCAGGCAATCAATGAGAAATTCATCGTGAATATCGAAGGCGGGCAGACGGTCCAGGTGTCGCGGCAGACATTGCCCGGTGCCGCCGGCGCGTTGGCGGCATAGGGAGAGTTTCGCGTGACAAGCAACAGTTTTTCGGTTGGCCGCGACTGTTGACCTGACGTACGTGACGGCGTTTGAAAGCCGCCAGATTACCGCGCCGGTGCGTATCGATCGTATCGATGGCGTGCAAATGGCCGCGGAACTGCCAAAGGGATGGGATGGGTATTTCGAACTGGAACGTGGCAGTTCGGCGGCGGATGACTTCATCGCCGTGATGGAGGTTGCTTTCCTGGCGGGGAGTGCGGTGCCGTCCGGTACTCTTTATCAATACGTGGCGGAAACCGACGGCTCCACATCGACCTATCAGTATGATGGTGTGGTGTTCAAGCTGGCGCAGGCGGGGGCTTGGCGCGGTGATCAGAGTGTGACGCAAAAGCTTGAGTTTTTTGCCAGTACACGCAGGCGCGTATGAGCGCGCCCGAGGGGCCGGCGGCGCGCCTGGTGGCGGCCGCCGTGATGGTCAGCGACGTGCAGGATGCGCATGGTCGCAAATTGTCGCTGCGACGACTGACCGCACTCGACAAACTCCGGCTGTTCAAGGCGGCGGGACCGGCCTTGTCCCAGAACCAGATGTGGTTGGGGATGGCTGTGGTCGCGTGCTCGGTGACAGCGGTCGATGACGTGCCGGTGCCGTATCCCACCAATGAGGCGCAGATCGAGGCACTGGTGGCACGCTTGGAGGATGCCGGGATCGCGGCCGTGGGCATGGCGCTTGGGCAGATGACCCCGCCGCTGGACGTGGCCGCGGCAAAAAACTGAGTCGGCACCACGATCTGGTCGATTGTCTTTATCTGTGCCGGAACGGGGTGCCGTTTGACGTCGCGTTCAGTTTGGACGCCGAGGAAAGGCTGGCCTGGATTGTCGTACTGGGGCGGCTGGACGGTGGCGAGTTCGATTTTGCCACGCTGAGTTGGAAAGATCGGTGACACGGAGGATGCCGGATGATGGGACATGACAGCGAGACGCCGAATGTCTCACTTGATCTGCTCGATGAGGCGTATGTGACCGGATTGCGACTGGCCCTGGTGAGCGGGGTTGCGGTGGGCGCTGCCGATATTGGTCGCGATCTCACGATGTTGCGGTATGCGCTTGGTGTCACATTGCCGGCGATCCAGTCAGGCGGCGTGGGGGCTGTCTCCCGTAGCACCGCGGCGGGTGGCAAGACTGCGACGGCGCTTGACGTACCCTCGGTTGCCCAAGTGGCAATCTGGGAGCCGAACGACGATCGGCGCAGACGCGATTGCACGGCGGACGGTCCGGCTGCTCCGCCGCTTTTGGCAGCGGCCGCCGTAAACGG